ACGGGTTAGGAGTAGGACTTGCGTGTCCTATGTGCGAATCAGCATTTGCTCTAACTACTTCTGGCATTATAACCCCATTCTGTCTCGTTCTATAATGTACGATTTAACAAGATCGCTTCGTACAATATCTTCTTTTAAAAACTCTATAAACTTAAACTCTTTCATATTGCCAATGATACTCATGAATGTTGTGAGTCCCGATTCTTCTTTAAATCGAACAGAAGTCAAATCATCCTGTTTTACGTCACCAGCAAATATGATCCTACAATTCTCGCCCACCCTTGTCATAACGGTATGCAGTTCTTGATCATTCATATTTTGCATCTCATCAACTACAATGATACAATCATCGAATGTTGATCCACGTAGAAATGATGTTGATATAAATTCTACGTTGCCTCGTTGTTTGAGGATCTCGTAAGCGTCACCTCTTCCGAATAGTTTGTTACAAATATCGTAATAAGGTCCTTCGTAAACCTTTGTCTTATCTTTCGCACTACCCGGCAAGAATCCCATATCTCTTGACGGAACAACAGATCTAACAATGTAGATCTTCTTATAGTGCGCATTCTTTTCTAGTAATTCCATGATACTAAAATACAATGCAAGGAATGTCTTTCCTGTGCCTGCGATGCCGTGTAACATTAAGTTGTTACCTTCTCTCCATGATTCAAAAGCAATCTTCTGATTCATTGTCATAGGTTTAATATCTTGATCAATGTTAAACCCTGGTCCAAATGCTACACTGTTATCCTTATCTAATACTCCCTGTTGCTTCAATACTCGTTTTTGTTTTTTTGTTAGTCTTGACGATTGGTTGTTTGCAGGCATTAGTATCCTTATCTAGTGTTAATTGACGACTTCTCAGTTCCTTTAGAATTACCCTTCTTTATCGTTTTCAAAAGATCGTTAAAGCTATCAGGCGTCTTGGTAACACCTAATTTTATCGGGTCACCTATTGGTGGCGCTTTGCTGATATGTGGCGTCATGTGTGGGTTTTCTTTCAAATATTGCTCTCGTTGAGAAATCGACATAACTCGATTCTCATCAATCTCACCCGTTTCAACATTTTTAAAATCATAAATTGGCATTATTTGCTCCTATAAAAAAGGCGACCTTTATGGATCGCCTTCATAATCCATCAACATTATTTATACAATACTATTGTAGATTTCTTTCCAGCTTTTCAATACTGGGATATTACTGTTAGAATAATCTTTGTTGTGTGTATGCTCAACAAGGATCGACTTTAAACCTAAATCGTAACCGACCTCGGCATTTTTGATCTTATCTTCAACCCAATAACATTGAGTGTCTTTATACTCAGCAAGTGCTTCGTCTTTGTCAGCACCCGTATCTAGGTATGTGTATTTTTCGAACACAGAAGGACCAAACATTTCAATCAGGTTCTTTGTTCTTAAGTGTTGAGCGTATTGATCGTTGCTCAAACTTGTAACACAGTGGAAGACGTAACCATGCTCTTCGTGCAATTTTTTAACGTATTTGATAGCGTCTCGTAGAGGAGGAAGTTTACGAATTGTCGCACTTTCGTTAAACATGCGAATCAGACGTTTTATGTCTTTTTCAGGCATGCCGTACTTCTCTTTCATTTGATAAGGACCATCAACAGCGATCTCGTAACCGTGTCTTTTCATCCATTGATCAAACGAATACTCCCAATCGAGTAAAACACCATCACAATCTACTAGAATAACTTTGTTTTTCATATTTTTCCTTAATTTCTCATTTCAGTATGTATTATAACACACTGAGCGAAATTGTCAACCGGTTTTACCCGAAATATGAATCTTTTTGCCTAGCTTTTTGTTTTCTTGCTTTCTGAATATCGCTTCGCTTTTTGTCGTATCGCTTAGAATCAGTTTTCTTAAATTTCTCAGAAGGTTCTGATTCCTCGTACCAATCACGAAATCCTTTATTCTTTGCCATAAGTCTTATTCTTCCGTTGTTTCAGTTTCTTGCTCTTTTTTGCTTTTCTTCGATTCCTTCTCAGGAACCAATCCAGGACATACTCCATTAATGACAGATGCCGGCAAACCTTTTAGTGGCTTTTGCGCAATCATTTTAATCAATAATTCTGCATCGGTTGGGTGAACACTCTCAAGCATTTCAATAAATAGGTTCTCACGCTTCATCTGAGACAAGTTTTCTCCGGCGTAACCCTTCACGAAATATTTTAACTTTCTTGCTTCACGATACAATGCACCATACGTATCAGGATGCTCTGTTGGCGTGTAAGGTGGCGCAGAGGTTGGGATGTTAAACTCCAAACTCTTATCATACATAAGTTTAAAAATATCTCTCAACTCTTTCGAATTGTGCTGTTGGAGATACGCAACCTTATCGACTTTCTTTTGAATTTTGATTGCTTCGTTTACAATCTCGCCTAAACCTAATGTTGTACTCATTTTAAAATTCCTGTATGTTTTCCATTAAATGTCGTAATCTATTTTTGATGAAATAATTGAGTAATTGACTTCTATCATTTACATCATCGCTATTGTATTTATCAATTGCTTCATTTTTAATATCTTCGGGAATCATTGACAAATCAATAAGCATTTCATTGCGCTTAAAGTTACGTTGCACCTCTTCATTGCGATTTTCAGGTGTTCTCCATTCAGCAATGCGTTTCTTTGTGACAGGTTTTTGTCTTGTATTGACTACAAAACAATTGTCAGCAGAAAGCACGTTAGGCACACCATCAGATGCATCACCCTTAAGGATGTGTTCGTATAGGAACTCATCAGGGTTTTCGTGGCGAATCCATCGCTTACGTGTAGGATCATACTGCTTTACGTTTGCGTATTTGTGCAACTGAACATAATCCTTGTCGCCTGATAGAATCAAGATAGGTTCGCCGATATTTAACTCACGACCTTCAAGGTGAACAATCGCACCAATAATGTCATCTGCCTCAGCGGTTTCGATTTGAATAACTTTGTAGGGGAAGAACTCTTTTAACTCTTCACGAATCTTGTTAAGAGAGTTGAATATTGCAGACCAATCCATTTCTGAATCTTCACGACTTTTCTTTCGTGCCGCTTTGTAATACGGGAACATTCGCCTACGCCAATAGTTCCTATCATCAGCACAAATAACAAGTTCTCCAAACTCTTTGTTAAACTTGTTTCGATTGAATCGTAGTGTATTTAAGATCATATGCCTAAGCATACTTTCATCTAATTTCGCATCAGTGTGGTTCCCTATCTGTGCCATCAGATTTGAAATCATCACCTGATTAAGATCTACTAAGATCATAACTTACTCCATTATTTTTCATTATCATAAAATTATATATTCATTCTGGAAATGGTTCTTTTCGTATGGCATCAAGAATGTTGTCCAGCGCTTCACGAGGATCGTCAATATCAAACACTGTATCAGCAACTGCCTGATACGCATAATCTTGATTACTAGCACGATGAAACAGTGCTCTAATCGATTCGACAATACTCACAATATCAAAAACAGTATCCGGGTTACCTTCAATGTCATAACCCATGACTTCCATTGATTCAACGACTTCTTTAGCAATCACATAAGCGAACGACAAACTAAATGTTCCATAATCATTCGTATCATCAATTGTTTGTCGCAAGTAACTAAAATCATCAAGATCGTCTATTTGCTTTTCTAGTTTCTCGAACTCAAGTTTTTGTTTAAGTTCAGTAACTGCTTCACGAAAGTCAATTACTTTGCTCATTTGTCTGCTCTTAACAGGATACAATCTGCGTTTATTCTTCCTGTCGGTTTTGTCTCTTTAGTCGTCAATGCTTCGAACAATTTATCAAACTGTCGAACTGTCTTTTTCAATGCAATCGGGATAAACTCTTGCGGTTTACGCAGGGTCTTTGTCCTGCCTTTATCAAAGTCAAATCCTTGTAGCGTTGTGCCTTTAATCTCAAATCCGTCACGCCTATCAGTAACGTACTCAGTTAACGTGCGTGTCTTCGTGTTTAAGACGAGTAAACGTCCAGCGCCTATGATCGTTGCAGGATTAATCGAAACAACCTTCAGATCACGATCTTCTTTCTGGTATTTCAAGGTTGCAATTTGCTTATCTGCTGTCTTCGGTTTAGGCGCTCGTGTTTTACGTTGTGCCTTACCTGCCTGAACAATACGATCAAGATCTGCTAACATATCTAAGCAAACTTTGATACGTCTTTTGAGTTCCGTTCGCTTAACATGTTCGTGCGCTTCCATTGCCTGTTCGCATTTCTTGTCATATGCATCGGAGTATTCGAGTAACCAAAACTCTACGATCTGTCTTGCGAAAGGAACGAATGCAGGTTTGAGGTCATGTTTCTTAAATCGAGCATATAAATCAATAGTCGACTTTTTGCCTGATATCCAATCTTCTTCTAGATCATCAAGTTCAACAGCA